CTACGGGTCGCCTTTTTTGTTCCCGAAAACGAGAGGAGGCAGGCATGTTCGGTCGCATCCGTGCCGCAGCAGGCAACATCGCCAACCGAGTCCGCTCTGCGTTCAGCCGCAGCCGTGGCAGCTCTTCTGGCCGCTCCTCCTACTAGAGGGGGCACCCGGGCGCAGCGCTAGCCGTTGCGCCCTTTCCATCTGAAAACGACAACCGATAGAGAGGAGCTGAAATGGCCGCGAAGAAGGACAAGCCGACGCTGCCCGAAGACACAGACTGGCCCAAGGAGACCGTCGAGTGGTTCGAGGCGTGGCGCTCAAACCGTTGCAGCGACCATTGGGACGACCGCCAGTGGCAGTACGTCATGGACACGGCCATCGTCCACGCCCTCGTCTACGGCTCCAACGACTTCGGGGCGCTGGCCGAGCTTCACAAGCGCCTGGCCTTCATGGGCCTCACGTTCGAGGACTGATCGCCGTGAACGACCAGAACCTCATCAAACCCAAGAGAGACCAGACCGCAGAGCAGCGCAAGGCTGCGGCGTCGAAGGCCGGCAAGGCTGCGGCGAAGAAGCGCCGCGAGAAGAAGCAGATGCAGGAGATTGCCAAGATCGTGCTGCACATGCCGTTCGAGGGAACGGACGCGCAGCTCGACGACTTGGAGGGCCTGAGCTTCGAGGACTACCCAGACCGCAAGCTCACGGTTTCAGAGATCTCGATCCTCAAGGTCGCCAAGAAGGCGATGCGCGGCGACATAGCCGCCATCCAGTTCCTGCGCGACACCGCGGGCGAGAAGCCCGTGGAGCAGATCGAGGTGTCCGCCGACATCGGGGCCGCTTGCGACGAGATCGGAAAGCTCATCGAGGCGAAGCGCAATGCCGACAAGGGCTGACCTCATCGACCTGGTGTACGACTGCCCCGTGGACATAGCCGTGCGCCTCGGGTTCGACAAGCTGACGTCTTTGCACAACGAGTGGATCAAGGACATGGTCTTCGGCACCGACGACGAGACGATTCAGGCGCACCGAGGCAGCTTCAAGACCACATGCCTGGGCATCTCGTTCGCGTTCATCATCGTGCTGTTCCCCGGCCTGCGATCCATGTTCCTGCGCAAGACAGACGACGACGTGGCGGAGGTCATGGCGGCCACGGCAAACGTGCTGCAAACCGACTACTTCCGCGGCATCGTTCGCATGCTCTACGGCGTGGAGCTTGTGCTTACGAGGGCCACGCAGTCGTCGGTATCGACCAACCTCAAGCAGGGCGTGTCGGGCGCTCCGCAGCTTCTGGGCCTGGGATGCGGCGGCTCGCTGACCGGCAAGCACGCCGACCGCGTGTTCACCGACGACATCGTGAACGTGAAGGATCGCGTGTCGGCGGCGGAGCGCGAGCGCATCAAGCTGATCTACCAGGAGTTGCAGAACATCCGAAACCGTGGCGGGCGCATCTTCAACACTGGCACGCCGTGGCACAAGGACGACGCGTTCCAGCTGATGCCGAACATCCGCCGCTGGGACTGCTGGCAGACGGGCCTCATGAGCCGCGAGGAGATCGAGAAGGTGCGGGCGAGCATGTCGCCGTCGCTGTTCGCCGCCAACTACGAGCTGAAGCACATCGCCGACGAGGACGCCATGTTCACCAACGCCAAGTTCTTCAAGGAGCCGGAGCTTCTGCGAGACGGCATTGGCCACATCGACGCGAGCTACGGAGGCGCGGACTTCACGGCCTTCACGGCCATATGCAACAGGGGCGGCATCTGGTACTGCCTCGTCCGCATGTGGCACAAGCACGTGGACGACTGCCTGGACGAGATCATCGGGCTTTGCAAGGCCTTGCGCATCGGCTCGATCCACTGCGAGATGAACGCCGACAAGGGCTACCTGCGCAAGGGCATCCTAAAGCGCGGCAGGCCGTGCGTGGGATACCAGGAGAAGGAGAACAAGTACCTGAAGATCAGCACGCACCTGCGCAGCGAGTGGCAGAACGTGCGCTTCCTCGACTGCGACGAGTACCCGCTGGACGCCGATGCGCTGAACCAGGTGCTCGACTACAACGAGAACGCCGCGCACGACGACATGCCCGACTCCCTGGCGTCCGCGATCAGGCAATGGGAGAACCGACCCGGCATAAAGACCTTCAAGGGGGGTATCTGATTTGAGCCACGAGTTCCATTCTTTCTACTACGACCAAATGCAGCGAGAGCCGTCCACCGACGACTTCCGCCTGCCCGCTGGAACCGAGATGACCGAGGAGCTGCTTCAGCGCCTGGTTGACGAGTTCGAGCAAGACCACAAGCCGCGCTACGAGTACCTGGACAAGGTGTACGACACGCACTACGCGATCTTCGACCGATCATGGCGCAAGAAGCCCGGCTACAAGCCGAACAACCGCCTGTCTGCCGACTTCTGCTACACCATCACGGACACGTTCGAGGGCTACTACATCGGCGTGCCCATGACGCTTTCGGTCAAGGGCGAGGACGACGGGCGCAAGAAGGCCGTGGAGGCGTTCATCGCCGACTATACGGCGAGAAACTTCCAGGAGGACGTGGACGCTGAATTGTCGGAGATGGCGTCGAAGTTCGGCCATGCCTACGAGATGCTGTACCAAGACGAAGAGGGTCTGCCGCGATCAATCGCGGTGTCGCCGCTCACGTCGTTCATGGTCTACGACGATTCCGTGCTGAAGCGCCCGATGTTCTTCGTCCGCTGGTTCTACGGTGACGACGGCGCTATCAAGGGCAGCTATTCCGATGCCCACGAGGTCGTGCCGTTCAGGCGCGGCGATGTCGGCTTGGAGTTCGGCGAGGCCGAGGGCCACAGCTTCGGCAGCGTGCCCGCCGTCGACTTCCGCCAGAACACCAAGGGGCGCGGCCTCTACGAGGGCGTGCTTTCCATGGTCGAGCAGTACAACGCCGTGCTTTCCGAGAAGGCGAACGACGTGGAGTACTTCAGCGACTGCTACCTCGTGGTCAAGGGCAAAGAGCTTACCGATGACGAGCTGGTGAACATCCGCGAGAACAAGGTGATCAACCTCTTCGGCGAGTCCTTGGAGGGCCTTGATGTGGTGTTCCTGGCGAAGCCCAACGCCGACTCCGTGCAGGAGAACCTTATCAACCGCCTTGAGCAGCTGATCTTCAAGATGGCGATGGTGCCCGACATCACTTCCGACAGCTTCGTCACCGCCTCCGGCATAGCGCTCAAGATGCGCATGATGCCCATGAGCAACCTCGCCCGCAAGAAAGACCGCAAGTTCAAGCGCGGCGTGCAGGAGCGCCTGAAGCTCCTAGCCGCCTATCCGTTGAGCCAGGGCTTCAGCGGCGACGATTGGCAGATGGTCGATGTGACCATGCACCGCAACATGCCCGACGACTTGCAGAGCGAGGCATCGGTTGCCGGGCAGCTCTCGGGCATTGTGTCTGAGGAAACGCAACTTTCCGTGCTCTCCTGCGTGAGCGATCCCAAAGCCGAGATGCAGCGCAAGCGCGACGAGCAGGAGGAGAAGGCCAACGCGGTGAGCGATGGCTATCCAACCAACCGAACGATCGAGACCAACCAAGAGGAAGGAACCAACGATGAAGGTAGCGACCTATAGCCGAGGCAAGCAGCTTGCCATCCGCGAGGAGCCAGGCGGCGAGATCATCGGCACCATGGGAAACATGTCGGCGGCGCGGGTGGAGTCCGTCGCCGACGGCTGGGTCGAGCTAACGATGGGCGGATACGTGCGCGAAGACCTCGTGAGCATCTACGGCCTAGTCGATATGACCACCTACAGCATCAAGCAGCCCGAGACAGTGCAAAAGGAACCGCAGAAGGAAATGGATGCCGTCACGCCTGCCGAGCAGCCAGGCGAAACCGAAGCCGAGGAGCAGCCGGCAGAGGACAGCGGCGAGCTTGGCAGCATGAAGCTCAACGACCTGCGCGAGCTTGCCCGCAACAGCGGCGTGAAGATCCCGAAGAACGCCACCAAGGACAAGATCATCGAGCTGTTGCTTTCCAATGAGTAAGCCGAGCGACGAATACTGGCGCGAGAGGCGCGACGAGTTCTTGCAGCAGCTGACCAAGGACGAGGCCGACCTGTCCAAGCGGCTTTCCAAGGTCTACGCATTCGAGGCGGCGAAGCTCGACCGCATGATCGCGGCCTACTACGCCAAGTACGGCGAGGGCAATGTGATCGAGTACCGCCGCCTGCTGCAATCCATCAGCGCGGAAGACCGCACGCTGCTCATGGAGCGCATGGACGAGTTCGCCAAGAAGTACCCGCAGTACGCCGACCTCATGCCTGTGCGCGAGAGTATCTACCGCCTGAACGAGCTTGAGGCTATCCAGATGCAGATACGCTTGCAGCAGCTTGAGATAGGCGCGATCGAGCAGGAGGAGTTCCGCAGGCACTTCGAGGAGCAGGCGCGGCGTGCCGCCAACATCGCCGCCGAGGAGCTTGGCTTTGGCAAGGAGTTCTACCGCTACGACTCCGAGGTCGTGCGTGCGACGGTTGGAGCTGCCTGGGCGGCGGGAGGAGACTTCTCGGCCAACATCTGGGCGAACCGCGAGAAGCTGGCGAGCTACCTCAACGACGACTTCTCAAAGCTGATCGCACGCGGCGTCTCGTACGACGAGATTTCGCGCGAGCTTCGCCAGAGGCTCAACCACAGCGGCGCGAAGACCGCCATGCGCCTTGTGTACACAGAGGGAACGTACCTTTTCAACGAGGCGCAGGCACGCGTGCACGAGTCGGAGTTCGACAGCTATGCGCTGTCGTGCATCCACGACGGCAGGGCCTGCGAGGTGTGCCGCGAGCTTGAGTCCTACCAGAAGCAGCACCCGGCGAAGTTCTCCGAGCGCATGCCGGGCACGAACTTCCCGCCGATGCACCCGTGGTGCCGCTGCTCGTACACCCTTGAGGTTGCCGACTGGGACAAGTGGATCGACGATTACGTTGCAAAGCGCGGCGGCGATTCGGCGACACACGCCATGACGCTGCGATCGAACGCCATGGTTCGGGAGCCTGCCACCACGTCCCTGCTCGAATCGCTGCAACGCGCCGGCTCGGCGCTGGCTGGGCTTGATTTCAGGCTCAAGGGCCAGCAGTCGCTTGCGCGGAAGATCAGAACGGACTCGCACAAGCTCGACGTGAGCGAGAAGGAGGCATCCGATGGCATAAACGACGTGCTGCGCTACACCTACGTGCTGCCCGCGGAGTCGTTCGCTGACGAGTTCGCGCGCATCAGGCAGGCGCTTGAGAAGGCGGGCTATACTGTGATCAAGGTCAAGAACACGCTCGGAGACGCGGCAAGCGCCTACCGAGGCGTCAACACCCAGTTCGAGACGCCCGACGGCTTCAAGTTCGAGCTTCAGTTCCACACGAAGCAGAGCCTCGACGTGAAGGAGCGCAACCACGCGCTCTACGAAGAGGAGCGGCTTGAGGACACCCCGCTTGAGCGCAAGTGGGAGCTTCGCCGCGAGATGGCCGACAACGCCGCCAAGATTAAGACGCCGCCGAACATCGAGGAGGTTCGTAGATGATCTACTACACAGACGATTCCCGCAGGCGCGTGTCGCGCTTCGACGCGGAGCAGCAGGTATGCGAGACCTACGATTTCACGCTCGGGCGCTGGGTGTTCGACACAGAAGTGTTCGGAACGCAGAGCGGCGACCTATGGCTGGACGAGATCGGCCAGGAAGAGGCCGGGGCGATCATAGGAAAGCGCGACAAGGCGCTGCACCGATAGCAAGCAGGCGAAAACCGAATAGGCATCTCACCCCAACGGCACAATCAAGGCCCCCAACACGGGGGCCTTTTCTTATGCGTCAAGGAGGAGCCATGGAGATCGAATACATCACCCGCGCTGGGTGCCCGTCATGCGAGGCGTACCGCCGTGCTGTCATAGAGCCGCTGTCCGAGGAGTACCCGGGGCGCGTGAGGGTTCACCTGGCATGGGACGGCCTCATGGAGAGGCTGAACAACGCCGAACGCATCACGCGCGTTCCCATGGTGGTCGTCACCGACGGCGGGCGCGAGGTCATGCGCCTGCTTGAGATGCCAACGCTTGAGCGCCTTGAGGACATCCTGGAACCCGCCTGACGGGCGAATCTCACGCATGAAGGACACTCGCATGGTCAAAGACCGACCGAGCGTTGAGGTCGTTAAAAGCCACGGTTCGGGCAGGCGTGGAACCCGCTAAAAGCTACGGAAAACGTGCAGGCATGAGCCACGAGAAACCTTATGGAGGGTACGAAGCATGGCAAAGGACGGAAACCGACAGAAGTTCGCAGGAGTAGCGGGCGGAAACCTCACCCCGCCGCAGCAAGGCGACGAGGGAACCGAAGGCGCTGGCGAAGAGGCGGGCACCGAGGGCGAAGGCCCCGAAGGCGACCAGCAGGGCGCGGGTGAAGACCCGGACGACAAGGGAAGCAAGCCCAAGACGAAGGGCAAGACCTACACCGACGCCGACGTTGACGAGATCGTCAAGAAGCGCATCTCCCGCGAGCGCGCGCAGATCGAGAAGCAAATCCGCGAGCAGATCAAGCAGGAGGCCGACGACCAGCGCAGCGAGGCCGAGAAGCTTGCGGGCATGAACGACTTGCAGCGCGCGCAGTACGCGCTTGAGAAGGCCAACGCCGAGAAGGCTGCGCTTGAGCGCCGCATCAACCTGTCCGAGCAGATGGGCGTTGCGCGCGCCGAACTGAAGGCCGCAGGCATCGACCTCGGCGACGAGCTTCTTTCCATGTTCGTGACGGAGAAGGCGGACGACACCAACGCCGCGATCTCCAAGATCAAGGAGCTTTTCCCCAAGGCGGTAGACGCCGCAGTGCAGGAAGCGCTCAAGCGCCAGCCCCCCAAGGCGGGCAGCGAGGGCAAGCCCCAGTCCTTCGGCGCTAGCTTCGCAGCCGCATACAGCAACCGAATGAACGGAGGAAAGAAAGATGGCGCTCAATAAGGCGTTCACCTACGGCGAGTCCGAAAGCATCCTCGATTCCGAGGTGGGCATCGTCACCAAGACGCGAACCGCTACCCAGGCCATGGCCAAGGAGGTAGACGGTCGCAAGATCATCAAGGCTGGTGCGCTGTTCACCGGCACCGACGAGTTCGGCGTGTTCCTTGAGGACTACGACATGACGGACACCGACAAGTGCCCCGTCGCCGTGATCTTCCAGGGCCGACTCAAGGCCGACAAGGTATCCACCGAGGCCAAGGCCAAGAAGGCGGACTTCGCCGCCGCAGGCCTCTACCTCGTGTAAGAAAGGAGCAGCTTAGATGCGTCCCATTTCCGAGCTCATCACCGAGCGCGACATGCTCGACTTCTCGCAGGGCTTCAACGTCCAGCGAAACTACCTCGGCTCCCGACTGTTCCCGGATCAAAAGACCCAGTACATCGAGGCCGAGTACTCCCGCATCGTGGAGAACGGCAACCTTCCCACCGTGGCAATGATCCACGGCTTCGACACCGAGGCGCACATCGCCTCCCGCGTTCCGTTCGAGCGCGTCGTCACCGAGCAGCTGCTCATCAAGGAGAAGATCAACCTCACCGAGCGCCTGCGCCTCGTCACGCGCGGCCTCGACATGCAGATGGACTCCGTGCGCCGCTACTGCTTCGACGACGTTGCCCGCATGGCAGAGTCCGTCGTCGCCCGCGTCGAGAAGGCCAAGATGGAGGCCCTTTCCACGGGCAAGATGACCATCAACGAGAACAACGTCTCGATGGAGGTCGATTTCGGCGTCCCCAGCGACCAGAAGGTAGCCACCAAGTGGGCCGTCGCCGACGCCGACATCATCGGCGACATCGACAAGTGGGTGACCATCGCCAACGGCAAGGGCCAGACCCCCACCGTCGCAATCACCTCCAAGAAGGTGTTCTCCCTTATCCAGCGCAACGCAGCCGTGCAGAAGGCGATCTTCGGCATCAACGGCGCCGGCATCCTGCCGAGCCTCGCGCAGGTCAACAACCTGCTCGCGCAGCAGTTCAACGGCCTCACGCTGAACATCGACGAGGAGCGCTATGGCGTGATCGACACCGCCGCCGACTCCATGAAGGTTACCCAGGGCCGCTTCTTCCCCGAGGACAAGTTCGTCATGTGCTCCGTCGGTTACGACGGCTCCGTTGGCACCGGCCTTTGGGGCGTAACCCCCGAGGAGCTTGAGCAGGGCGGCGCGTTCGACGAGAAGCGCCAGGAGCAGTACGTCACCTGCGTTCGCTGGGACACCCAAGACCCGGTTGCCACGTGGACTAAGGCCTCCGGCCTGTTCATCCCCGTGCTTCCCAACGTCTACGGCCACATCATCGCCACCATCGACACGACCTCCGAGCAGGCGCTCGAAAATGGCGATCGCCCGGTAGAGGGCTAGCCATGGCATCCCTCGCAGACCGCGTAAAGGCGCGTTACCTGGAAGACGAGGCAGTGCCGGCAGACACCGTTATCGAGGAGATGATCGCGACGGTATCAGACCGCCTGTGCATCCGTCTCAAGGTGGCCGAGCTGCCGCGCCTCGCCGAGTCGATCGCCGTGGATGCGGCGATCAAGGCCCTGCGCCTACGCGGCTACGAGGGCAGCACCTCCGAATCGGCATCGGATGGCGGCAGCATGTCCAATTCCTTCGTTGACGACGTGCTTTCCGCCTATTCCGCCGACATCGAGGCTTTGCGCGACGCCTGCCATCCCAAGGGCATCAAGTTCATGGGGGCGCGGCGATGAAGTGGTACAAGGCGACGGCGATCAAGCGCGAGCAGACGGGCACCGACGAGCTGCACAATCCCACGTGCTCCGAGGTGCCCGCCTTCGGCTTCTTCGTACGCGTAGGCCCGTGGCACAAGGCCAAGGCCAACAACACGGGCAACGCCTACGACGGCGTTACCCGTTCGATGCTCACCAAGCGGCCATCCGCCGACTTCGCCGGCGTGTGCGCCATCGAGGTGAAGGGCCACGCCTACGAGCTGGCGAACGTATCAGCGGACGGCGATACGACCGTCCTCACCGTGAAGGGGTTCAAGCCATGGGTTTTGTGATCCAAGACGTGAACGACCTCGCGGGAAAGCTGAAGCGGCTTTCCTCCGTGCGCTTCGATGCGGTCATCACGAAGAACATGGCCCAGATCTTCAACCGTGGCAAAGCCGACGGCGGAACGCCCGTATCGACCGAGAAGACCAGGCCGGGCGGGCCGCACGGCGAGCTGCGCATGTCGCTGGGCCACTCGGGAGACACCGTTGGCTACACGAAGAGATATGCGCCGCACGTCGAGTACGGCCACCGAACCGTGAACGGCGGTTACGTGCAGGGCCAGCGGTTCCTCAAGCGGAACGTGGACACGCAGCGCCCGATTTTCAAGCAAGACCTGATCGACCAGCTGAAGAAGCTCTAAGGAGGAACGATGCCGCGAGCAGTGCAGCGCCTAAGCCTGGCCGTGTTTCTCGGTTGCCTCATTGACGCGATCGAGCAGGGCACCGGCACGAAATGCTACGACAGCCCCGAAAACAGGGCTTCTCCGCTATACAGCGTGGAGCTTCAGAACACGCAGCCAGAGAACACCAAGACCATGTACATCGACGCGATCAGCGTATGGGTTCACTGCATAAGCGAGCCTGTGCGCCCGTACAGCAACGCAAAGGTTCTCGGCATGATCCAGCGCCTTGAGCAGGCGCTTGCGGATGGGTTCGAGCTGCCCGAACCGTTCTCCCTATACCGCACGACCTTCGACGGCGTGCAGACGCTCAAGAAAGACGAAACCGACGAGGGGCACGCGATCGTGGGGGTAACCTTCCGCGTTTGCTACGGCCTCCGCGTCAAATAACGAGAAAGGGGCCGCAATGGCTTCCGTTACCGACAACAAGCTCGTTGGGTGCGACTTCGACTCCGCCACCGCAAAGGCGCTCAACGGCAACGACATCGTGGCGCTCGTGACAGACAGCACGGGCGCGAACCTTCTGGCCGTGGCGGGACAGCAGGGGCTTTCCTTCAACCTCAACCAGGACACCACCGAGGCGGCCACCAAAGACGACGCCATCGGCGGTTGGAAGCTGCGCTTCGCCAGCAACAAGGACTGGGACGCGTCCATCGACGGCCTCTACTCGCCCGACGACGAGGCCACGAAGATGGTCGCCAAGGCGCTCGCCGACGGCACCTACCTCTGCCTGAAGATCTGCAAGCGCATCCGCTCAACCGCGAACACCAAGTACGTCCCCCTGCGCATGGGCCTGGCGATTGTCACCTCCGACACCTTCGAGGCGCCGAACGACGACAACACCACCTATTCCATGGAGTTCCAAGGCTCCGGCAAGCCGTGGCTCTACGAGACCGCGACCGAAGACCAGATCACCGCAGCGACCGTGACCGTCACCAACGACTAAGGAGCACACGAATGGCAGAAGAGAAGGATTTCGACGAGTTCATCGAGGGCAACGAGTCCGACGAGGAGCTGGAAGACGCCCTCGAAGATTCCGTCAAGGAGGAGTTCAAGGGAGAGCTTGAGCAGGACATCGAAGAGATGGAGCGCGCAACGTTCACCGTCAAGGGGCGCGAGTGCGAGATCGCCTTCACGCGAAAGCGCATCGACCTCTACGAGGAGCGCCACACGCCCATCATCGCCTCTTTCTACAAGAACGACGGCATGTTCACGTTCAAGGAGCTTTCCGCCATTGCCGGCTACGGTCTGAAGCTCGTGGGCGGCGGCTACTTCATCCCGAACAAGGGCGAGGAGATTGTTAACAAGCTGATCGAGGCCAACGGCTACCCCGCCGTGTACCAGGCCGTGATGCTGGCCCTTCAGCGCGACTGCGCTTTTTTATTCATGGGCGCACAGAACGCGCTCTCACTCGCCTAACGGGCTTCGAGTACTTCAAGACTGTTCAAAAGCGCGGCGAGGATGCCGAAGACGCCGCCCTGTTCCACAGGGAGGTCGATTTCGCGTTCTTCGCCGCGCGTCTCGGCTGGGACTACGAGCAGTACGCCCAGCACACGCCCGTCCAGCTCATGTTCGTGCGCAAGGAGCTTGAGACCGCGACGGTTCGCGACTCCAACCTGCTCAAGGATGCGGTTCAGGTCGCCGTAGCCAACTGCCTTTCCAAGAAGACCTACAAGCTCTGGCAGAAGCGCAACGGCGAGTTCCGCGAGACGGACTTCACCCACGCCGAGATCGACGCCTTGAAGGAGCAATACCGCAAGAACCCGCCTTGGACGCCATGGGGAGGTGCGAAACCGAATGGCTGATTACGTTCTATCCGCAAAGGGAACCTACGACGGCTCCAACATGGACGGCGGCCTCGACAAGTCCGCCTCCAAGCTCAGCGGCCTCAAGGACACCGCCAAGTCCGTAGGCTCGCAGGTTGCCGGCTTCTTCGCCTCAAGCTTCGGCAGCGTTGGCAAGTCCATCGCCACCGCGATCGGCACGGTGACCGCAGGCGTCACCACGCTAGCCGCCACGGGCGGCATGAGCCGCGCCCTCAACATCGAGAAGGCGCAGGCCATGTTCAAGGGCATGAAGCTCGAATGGGGCGACTTCTACCAGACGATCCAAGATTCCGTAGATGGAACCGCCTTCGGCTTCGACACAGCAGCGACGGCTGCGGCGCAGCTGGCGGCTTCCGGCGTTGCGGCAGGCTCCGACATGGAAAAGGCCCTCAACGGCTGCGTCGGCACCGCCGCAACGTTCTCTCAAGACCTCGGCGACCTCTCTTCCATCTGGGCGAAGGTTGCCGCCAACGGCAAGCTCTCGGGCGAGCAGGTGGCCCAGTTCACCGACCGAGGCATCAACGCGATCTCCGTGCTATCGACCTATCTCGGCAAGTCCTCCGACGAGGTTTCCAAGATGGTCACAGCCGGCAAGATCGACTTCCAGACGTTCTCCGACGCCATGTACGCGTCTTTCGGCGATTCCGCAAAAGCAGCCAACGAGTCGTTCACCGGCTCCATGGCGAACATGAAGGCGGCGCTTTCCAAGATCGGCCAGGACTGGATGACCCCGCTCAAGGACTCCGCCATCCCCGTGTTCAACTCCATCCGCGGGGTTCTCAACTCGTGCCGCGCGGCCCTCAAGCCGCTTTCCACGGCTTTCGGCGAGTTCCTGGGCGTCACCTACGACGCCCAGGGCAGCCTCACGCGAACCGGCGGAGCGGTCGAGAAGCTTTGCACGTTCCTCGACGGGCTGGCCGAGAAGATCAAGGGCGTAGACTTGTCACAACTCGGCACGGGCGGACAAGTTGCCGCCGCTGCTCTTGCGGCGCTCGCTGCCGTATCCCTCGGCGGGCTTATCGGCCAGATCCCCGTTCTCGGCGCTTTGGCGAACTCGCTCACGGGCGGGATCATTCCTGCAATTAAGGGCGTTGCCGCAGGCTTTGCGGCGCTGAGCGCACCTGCCGCCGTTGCCGTTGCCGCCATCACTGCATTTGCGGCGATCTTCGCTTACAGCATGGCCACCAACGAGGCGTTCCGAAACCAAATCATCGGCATAGCATCCAGCATCGCGTCATCGCTTGCCCCCGCGTTCCAGTCGCTCACCGGGCTTGCCGAACCGCTCCAAGGTCTCTTTGCCGCCGCCGTTATCGTTGTGAACAGCTTCGCGCTCGCACTTGGCGGCCTGGTGGCTGCGGTGGCCCCAGTGATCGCCACCATCGTTTCGGGACTCGTGCCAATCATCAGCACGATCATAGACGCGGTGGGCCAGATCGCGCTCGTGATAACAACCACGCTCTGCCCGATCATCCAGCAGATTACCGACCTCATAACGGCGAACATGCCCGTTATCCAGGAGGTAATCACTGGTGTTCTTACGGTAATCCAGACGATCATCAGCACGGTTCTGCCCGTCATGGTCGAGATCTTCAGCTCAACCATGACCGCCATCCAGGCCGTTATCGACGCCGTTTGGCCGTACATCTCCGCAATCGTCACCGCAGCGATGAACGCCATCCAGGCGATCGTGACGATCGTCCTCGGCATCATCAACCAGGACTGGGGCAGCGTGTGGAACGGCATCCAGGCGCTCGCTTCGAGCGTATGGATCATCATCGAGAACATCGTCAACGGCGGCGTCGCGTTCATCCAGGCGGTCATCACGAACGGCCTTGCGCTGATCCAAAGCGTCTGGGATTCCATCTGGTCGGCGATCGGCGATTGGTTGACGAACCTCTGGAACACGATCAAGTCCGTCGTGCAGGGCGGCATAAACAACGTCAAGTCGTTCATCTCAAGCGGCCTCTCGACCGTGCAGGGCCTTTGGAACTCGGCATGGAACACCGTGCAGAGCATCCTCAACAACGCTTGGAGCGGGATCACCAACGGCGTTTCGAGCGGCATCAACTCCGTGGTGAGCTTCGTTTCCTCGATCCCCGGGCGCATCGTCGGCGCACTCGGCAACCTCAGCTCACTGCTCTACAGCGCCGGCAGCTCCATCGTGAGTGGCCTGCTCAACGGCATCAAGTCGACCATCGGCGGCGTCTACGACTTCGTGTCCGGCATCGCCGGAACGATCGCGAGCCTGAAAGGCCCGAAGCGCAAGGACTTGAGGCTCCTGATCCCCAACGGCGGCTGGATCATGCAGTCGCTCGAAACGGGCCTCAAGAAGCGCTTCGAGGGCGTGAAGGACACCGTTTCGGGCTTCGCCGACGAGCTGAGCATGTCGTTCGGCGGGCCTGATGTCACCTACGAGACCGGAGCCGCAGCCGCAGTCGGAGCGGTGGCCGGCGGCGACACCTATTACATGACCATCGACGGCAACACGGCAGACGCAGACATCGCGGTGGCTAACGCCATCGACGTGCTGGTATCCGCCGCACGCCGCTCTTCCACGGCGAGGAGGTAGACGTGGGAACCTATACAAGAGAGATCCAGATCGCGGGGCTCAACCGCTGGTATTGCGGCTACATCTCGGTCGATGCGGTGAACACCGTCAATGACACCACCTCGCGCATCACAGTCACCGCCGCGCTCGAAGACAAGTACGCCGCGCAGTACGGCACGCACTACGACGTAATCGTCAACGGCGTCACCTACAGGTCGCGCGACGTGCTGCTCAACAACTACGGCAACTGGGCCACGCGCGACTCCGTGACCTTCACCGTGGACGTCGGGCGCGGGGCTAGCGGTTGGAACTGCGCCGTGCAGATCCACGTCTACGGCAAGACGTACAACAACTACTACGGCAGCGCGGGCGGCGACGCTTGGGCGACGGAGTACGCTTGGATTCCCCAGCGCGGGTACTCGCAGCCGCATCCGCCCAGGAATCCGAAGCTTGCTCGCGTTTCCGACGCCTCGCACAAGATCACGTGGGACGTCGATTACACGGGCATGGACGGCGCATACCCTTGGGCTGGCGTGTACGTCGACCGGCGTACCGACGACGGCTCGTGGGTCAATATCGCCGACGTGTCGTGGGACGTGACCAACTACACCGACAACTCCACGAAGCCGGGCCATAAATACGAGTACCGCCTTTGCGCCCACGGCCCTGGCGGCAATTCCACGCACGTGTCCTGCGGAACCGCCTACACCACGCCCTCCGCGCCATCGCGCGTGGAGGCCGTTAAGGCAGGCGCCACCGAAGTAACGCTTCGCGTCTACGGTGCTTGGACATATGCAGCCGCATGGGACATCCAGCGCTCGACGGACGGCGGCAACACATGGTCGTCTATAACGGCTAGCACCGAGGGTGAAGACCCCGCTTGGCTCGACCTGCACGACAAGGCCGCTCCTGCGGGAACGGTCGTATACAGGGTCAGGGCGAAGCGTGGCAACCTCATGTCCGCATGGGTCAAGTCGAACTCCGTCACGACGATCACGCCGCCGCTCGCACCGAAGGTAACCGCCGATTCCGTTGTTCCTACCGGGACGGCTGTCACCGTCTCATGGGTTCCGAACCATCAAGACGGCTCGGTGCAGAGCGCTGCACAGGTGGAGTTCAGCGGAAGCGAGACGATTACCAAATCGTATACGACGACCAAGAGCGCATCCGTTTCGCTTGCCAAGGGAAGCTGGAAGGTACGCGTGCGCACCAAGGGCCTGCACGCCGATTGGGGCGCATGGTCTGGCTATGTAGCCGTCGTTGTCGCGGACTACCCGCAGTGCTGGGTCGCGTCTCCCGCGACTGACGGCATCCTAATCGACCGGGTGCCGCTCACCGTGCAGGTTGCCGCAACCGACGAGACGGGCATCGCCCAGGCCACGCTCTCCCTTGCCGAGGTCGGCGGCGCAGTCATCGCAACCGCAGACGTGACGAGCCTCAATCCCGTGCAGTTCGGCAGCTACGCAACCATCAAGAACGGCATCGACTACATGCTCACGCTTGTGGTCGTTGGCGGCTCGGGGTTGTCGAAAACCGCCACGCGCCGATTCAAGACTCATTGGGCGGAACCTGCGACGCCGGTTATCACCGTTTCCTACGGTGACGACCTTACATGCCACGTGAGGGTCGAGAACAGCGTTTCCGCCTACAACGTCGAAGATACGACGCTTATCGGCCCGATGGCCTACGACGAGGACAACAACGAGCTTCCCATGCTGGGAACGATCACGTGCGATGGCCACGAGCTTGTGCTTGGCAACGCATCGAAGTGCGAGAGCTTCATCGTCGAGCGAATCTACGACGATGATTCCAGCACGCTGACAAGCGGCCTGCTCGATGCCCAGGAGACGATCGACCGCGTGCCGCCACTCAATGCGAACATGAAGTATCGCGCAACAGGCACGGCCGCGAACGGAACGTCTGCGTATGCCGAGATCGACGCGAAGCTGCTTGCGAGCTGCATGGCGCTCAATTTCGGCCAGGACGCATCAATGCTCATCAAGATGGAGCTCGATGCGGGCTACTCCACGTCTGCGGGACGCAGCTACAAGAGCTACCACTTCGCCGACGGCGGGGAGAACGGCGGGCTTCCGATGTCGTACCCGCTCGACGAGTGCGACCTTGCCACATCCGCCTCGTGCCTTTTCCGCCGCGACGGCCACGACGCCTTCCGACGCGCCATGAAGAGCCAATGGCAGGGCTGGTGGCGCGGCCTCGCTGGCGAGCGCGCCTTCGGAGCGATGACGTTCAGCGAATCGCTCAAAGCGCCGGGGCTTTGGTCGGCATCCGTGAAGATAGAGCACGACGTATTCGAGGAGCCGAACAATGCCTGATTGGAAGAAGCGCTTCGCATCGTCCTACCGCTACATGCGCGTAGACCGCAAGACGAACCTAGACGTCGAGCGGCTTAGGAACATCTGCAACGGCGGGACGATCGAGCGCAACCTGGATACCAACTACGAGACGGGCAAGGTCAGCTACAAGGGCGCGCTAGACCTCGGGAGCGACCTTTTGCGCGTGTACCTTGAGGCAGCGTTCCCAGATGGCTCTATTCACCTTGAGCCTCTTGGAACCTTCCTCGTGTCAACGCCGAAGCGCTCGATCGGCCAGGCGCTGGCCGAGGCAGACCTTTCCGGGCGATTGGCCGAAGTTGACGAGGACGAGTTCGACCAGCCGAGATCGGTTCCCGCCGGCACGAACGCCGTTGACTATGCGGCGAAGCTGCTGCGCGAGGCCGGCCTTGAGGTGATCGCCGACCAATCGGACTTCAAGCTCACGACGGCGTGGGTGGTCGGAGCGATCGGAAACGGAGAGAGCAACTACCGAACCCGCCTAAAGGCTGTCAACGCGCTTCTCGCGGCGGCTGGGTTCAGCTCCGCTTCATGCGACCCGCTGGGCCGAGTGCTGCTGCGGAAGTACATCGAGCCCGACAAGCGAGCGCCAACCATGGTCATGGAAGAGGGCAAGGGCGCACGCTTCGTGGACGACGGCACCGAGGAGTTCGACAAGTCGAAGGTAGCGAACGTCGTCCATATCGACTACTCGACGAGCGACGAGAGCATACGCGGCACCGCCATCGACTCCGACCCGAACAGCGAGTACTCGACCGTGCGCCGTGGCTGGCGCAAGGCGGTTTCCTACACGCGAAGCGAGCTTCCTCACGGAAGCACAGCAGCCGAGCGGCAGGCAAACGCGAATGCCGAGGCGCAAAGCCTGCTTGCCACAGAGCAATCGGCTATCCACCGCCTAACGGCCACACACATCTACGCGCCCGTCGGCATTTCCGACGCTATCGACGTGCGCTGGCCAAGCGAGGGTATCAGCGGGAACTTCGCAATCAGGAAGCAGACTCTCACCCTCGTGGGAGGATGCCCGATGGAATTGGAGATGAGACGCTTTGAACGTTAACGACATAAGCAACGCGGGCGACATGCTCGCCGAGCTTTTCACGCCGAAAGGCGGCTCGGGCCATTCCATGGGCTTCGCCACGGTCAAATCGATATCCGACGCGAAGGTTACCGTCTCGATGTCGGGGGCCACGCTTTCCGGTCTACCGATGACCACTGGCTGTTCAAGCGCCAAGGCAGGCGACCGCTGCATTGTCGAGACGATCGGGCCGCAGGCCATAGTAACCGGAATCATCGCGAAGTAGAGGAGGTGCGATGGCAGACGAAACGCAGATCGCGGCGTTTGTCCTCAACGAGAACGGCAACATCGACCGCGTGAGAACGACTGACGGCTCTATTTACCGCATCGAGTCAACGCTTGCCGTGGAGGCGGCGGAAGAGGCAAAGACAGCAGCCGCCAACTGCAAGACCATGACGGAAAGCGCTGAAACGGCCGAGAAAACGCGCGTGTCCAACGAGAACGCTCGGAAAACGGCTGAGACCGAGCGCGGCAACAACGAGACAACCCGCAAGAACAACGAGACGTCGCGCAAGAACGCCGAGACAACACGTCAAGACAACGAAACTGCGCGAAAGAATGCCGAAACCACGCGCCAGAACAACGAGACGAGCCGATCGAACGCCGAGATCGAACGCAAAAAGGCCGAAAGCCAGCGCCATGACGAGCATATCGCCGACCAACAGGCATCGAGCAACGCGACCTCGGCGGCAAACGGCGCGGCGTCGCGTGCTGACGCGGCGGCCAACCAGGCGTTGCAGATCGCCAACTCCGTTGCGCAAGGAAGCGCGGGCGATTCGGACATCGCGGCGCTGCGCGAGCAGAACGCGATCCTGGCAAACATGCTCGCCGAGTCGAGCGGCAAGTTCGTGTTCATGGACGGCACGGTGTACGCGCCGTCTTCAAAGGCAACGTTCGAGGACGGAACCGTAAAACTCGGTTCCTCCTGCACGGTATCCGGCACGACCATCGTGCTCGCATAGAAAGGAAAACGAATGGCAAACGTAAACGCCGAGCGCTTTAACGTGAACGGGGTGAGCCATGAGATCATCGACTCACTGGCCCGCACCAACGCCACCACGGCTCTCAACAACGCCGAGTTCAACCGACAGGGCCTGATCGGCAAGTACCCTGGCCAGTCGCTCGCGGCGCTGCTCGCGGGCGAGGTCTCAGGCTCCACCACCATCTACGACGCGCTGCACAAGCGCGTGCAGGCAGCGAACTTCAGCGGCATGCGCGTGGGCGACTACATCGACGTGCCGCTCGTGAGCGCGTCAAACGTGGCGGCCCAGCAGTCCGTGCGCTTCCTGCTTGCGCACTTCGACCCGTACTACCAGTGCGGCGACAGCGCCAAGGGCCACCACATCGCGTTCATCGCGTCCGCGCCCGTCGCCGTGGCCAAGACCGTCACCGGCGTGGCCAACGACAGCTACCTGATGTGGAACACTGCGAACACCAACCAGGGCACCGCAGACGTGAAGAACCCGTACCTGAACAGCAACCTCAAGGCGTGGGAGAAGCTGTTCGAGGCGTGCCTGCCCGAGGGGCTGACCAAGTACCTGCTCACCCAGCGCGTGCTGCTTGAGGAGCGTTACAGCGCGAGCGGCGCGCTCAGCGACTCCAACAGCTGGAGCTGGCAGGACATCGGCAAGGTGTGGTCGCCCTCCGAGATGGAGGTGTACGGCTGCCCAGTGTGGGGCACCAAGGGCTACAGCGTGGGCTTCGACTGCCAGTTCGACCTGTTCCGCGATACCGCGCACCGCTTGAACGGAACTCGGTACACTTGGTGGCTGCGTTCCGTCATGGGTGGCTCCTCGTCCAACGTGTGCTACGTCAAC